ATTTTTGGCGTGTTGCTCGCAACGCATCTTTCATTAACCAGTTCGCAGGCAGTGGCTCTAACGCCATGGTCCAGCGAGTCACTGAACTCACCAAGTCTGAGAAGGGCACCCGCGCTGTACTGACCCTGCTCGCCGACATGACCGGAGACGGTATCACTGGTGACAACACCCTGGAAGGTAATGAAGAAGCTCTCAGAAGCTACGACATTACCATTGAGCTTGATCAGCTGCGTTTCGCGAACCGAATCGCTGGCCGATTGGCCGACCAGAAGTCTGTCGTCAACTTCCGTGAGACTTCTCGGGACATGCTGGCGTATGCTATGGCTGACCGTATGGACCAGCTGGCGCTGTTGACCCTGTCTGGTGTGGCTTACACCCACAAGACTAACGGTGCTTTGCGGCCCACATCTGGAAGCACTGGTCACGAGCTGGTAGATCTGGAGTATGCGTCTGACGTGTCTGCGCCTACTGCTAACCGTCACCGCCGCATCTCAGGCAACGACATCGTTGCTGGAGACACCACGGCTGTAACTGCTACTGACAAGTTGGGCTACCGCCACATCGTAGAGTTGAAGGCTTACGCCAAAGACAACTACATCCGTGGCATGCGTGGTCAAGGCAATCAGGAGCTATTCCACCTGTTCGTCACTCCGCAGCAGATGGCTAACCTGAAGCTCGATAACGACTTCCTCACTAACGTTCGTAACGCCGGCGTTCGTGGTCCTAATAACGAGCTGTTCTCAGGCTCTGCTTCACTGATGGTTGATGGTGTGATGGTCCATGAGTTCCGCCACGTCTTCTCAACCGAAGGTGCTACGACTGGTACTAGCGCTAATGCTGGCGCTGCTGGTTATCAGTGGGGCGCTGACGCTGACGTAGTTGGTGCACGCGCGCTGTTCTGTGGTGCTCAAGCGCTCGCCATGGCTGACATCGGTCTCCCAGAGATCGTAGAAGATACTTTCGATTACGAGAACCAAGCTGGTATCTCAATCGGCAAGATCTTCGGCCTGCGTAAGCCTAAGTACAACAGCGACCACAACGGCACTGTTGAAGACTTTGGCGTTATCTGTCTCGACACTGCTCAGTAAGACTGACCGCCCCCTCTTCGGAGGGGGTTTTTTCTTTAAGGACTAATTAATGAAAGTGATTTCCGACAAAGATTTACGGGTGGCGACGCTAGGTGGTACGGCGGTGTTACTCCAAGCCGGGGTCGAGAGAGATCTTGGCGACGAAATAGGGCTTATAGCCATACAGATGGGTGCAAGACGTGTAGACGAGCCTGCAGTCAACCATGAAATCGTGATCGATGAACCATTAATCACGAAGGATGAAGAGGAAGCATTAGTCGGCGTCATGAATGGGCTAATCGATTCAGCGGACCCTGACAATTTTAAATCAGACGGCACCCCAAAAGCGGCTGTCGTCAACAAAGCAGCCGGTCGGATAGTGCCACCGGAGGAACGTGAACAAGCTTGGGAACAAGCGCTTAACTCCTAGAGAGGTAAAAGATGGCCGTTACAGTACAAAGCGTGATCGATAGGGTTCAAACGACCCTTCAAGACACCACTGGAATAAGGTGGCCGGTTGCAGACGAGTTGGTTCTGTGGGTTAACGACGCACAACGTGAGATAGCGCTGTTAAAGCCTGACGCATCTGCCACTAATGACACAATCACGCTCGTTACTGGTACGAAACAGACCATCCCAAGCGCCGGAAACCGTTTGTTGCGGGTAGTGCGGAATATGTCTGCGGCCACTGGCGGCACTGGAAAGCGATCTATTCGATTGGTTAGTCGCGAGATTTTGGACGCTCAGACACCTGATTGGCATGACCCGACTGTTAGCGGCGATGCAGCGCACACATCCGTCGTCAAACACTACATGTATGACGAGCAAGATCCCCGTAATTTCTATGTGTATCCCGGTGTAAGTGGCAGTGCCTATGTTGAGATCGTCTATTCTGCCAACCCAAGCACAGTAACTGCCAGCGATGATCTGTCGATCCCTGACATCTACGCTAACGCGGTCATGAACTATGTGCTGTACATGGCTTACATGAAGGACGCAGAGTACGCGGGCAATAGCCAGCGTGCTGCTAATCACTATCAGCTCTTCACAGCGTCAGTCACCGGCAAAGCACAGGTCGACTTAATTACCACGCCTAATGCGGAGTCGCGCTCCAACCCTAACTTGACTGCTAGTGGTCAGATGGTAGCTCAGTAAATGGCGATCTTATACGAGTCGCTGCTTCCAGAGCTTATACCCATGGTGCCAGGGTGCCCTGACACGCTGATCGAAAACAATATTCGATCTGCTGTTATAGAACTGTGTGAAAAATCTGGGGTCTATCAGGCTGAGTTGGACCCAGTCACGACTGTCGCGGGGCTATACGAGTACGATCTTGAGCCACCGGCCAACACGGTGGTGCATAAGATTCTCTGGGTGGTTCACAAGGGCAAAGATCTTGAGCCGATCTCAACCAATTTGCTGGAACAGCGCAAACCTAGCTGGCGTGATGCGGATAAGCGCGGCGAGCCTGAGTACTTTGTAAAGCCTTCGCAGGCGCTGTTCTGGCTGGTGCCCGTTCCGAACGAAACCATCGTGTCTAGCACCGTGCTCCGTGTGCAGCTGAAGCCGACGCATACGTCGACAGCATGCGAAAACGAGATCATGGACGATTATCGCGACACGATAATCAATGGAGCACTGTTCCGTTTACTTCGTTTGCCAAGTAAAGAGTGGACGGATTACGCAGGTGCCCAAGTGTACGGCGGGTTGTTTCAGCAAGGCATTCGAGATGCCGAAACAAAAGCGCGACACGGCGACATGCCGATTGCGAGGAAGGTCCGGTATGGAGGAGTTCACCGGTCTTATGGTCTTTCTAGGAAGAAGTATGGACGAGAAATTGCATGAACCCAGACTGGCAGACATTCGTGAAAACTGGAGTTGGGTTAAGGCGGGATTGGAAGAAATTATTGAGGAAGATCCGTTTTTGGATGTCCTCCCTGAAGATGTCTATACAGCGTGTAAAACAGAATCTGCACATCTTTGGGTTACGGATGATGGGTTTGTTGTAACGACGGGCTTGACCGACCCGTATAGCGGTAAGCGGACCTTATTAATCTGGTTTGCGTGGGCGAAGAAGAAAGGCATGAACATTGCGGCCCAGTGTTCGGATTTTTTTGAGCAGGTCGCGGAGGAAGCGGGATTCAGTTTTATCGAAGTGAGAACCCGTTACGAGGAGCTTGGCCGGTACATAGAAGATCACCTTGGGTGGGAAAAAGAGACAGTTGTCTACAGAAGAGATCTGAGAAATGGCTAGTAAACCAAAAGCAGCTGATTACCAACCTAGTGCGGCTGACAAGGCAAACGCATCGGTTGCTATGGCGGAATACCGGTTCTTCAAGCAGAACTACGACCCACTTTTGCAGCAGATGCGCGATAAGTCCATGACCGAAGATTTTTCAGCGACGCTGCGAGGTCGTGCCAACGCTGACACCATGCAAGCCTTGTCGCCGACTGGCTATCGTAGTACTCAAATGAGTGACCTACCCAGTGATATGAACACCGCGTTGCAGGGGCAACTACAACAGGCCAGCGCTGCAGGCAAAGAGATACAGAACACGATGCAGACTAACGTGCTCGGTACGGCGCGAGGACAGGCTGCAGACGCACAAACTGGGATGGCACAGGCAGCGCGGTTGGGTACATCTGAAGCACTTGCTAGAGCACAGGCGAAGCAGACTGAAAAGGATGCGTTATACGGAGCAGGGGCGCAGCTTATTACAGCAGTTGGTCTGCAGGGTTACGACAATATGCAAACAAAAGGACTTCAAATGGCTGGAGATGGTATGGGACCGCCTAAAAAGGTCAGCGGGGGTTTCTTCACGCCAGTTGATAAGCAAGGCAAGCCGATTCAAGGGTTTAAAAACAGATTTAAATACGGGACGGGTGGTTAGATGAACGGCTTAGGCAGCTTGACCCCAGAGGAAATAGAGCAAATCAGGCGGAATTATCGCGGGAACTCGGCAGCGTTGCCGACCGTTAGCGATCCCGATAAGGCGTATGCCGATCTTACTCGCCAAGAGTATCTCGACTATGTGACTAACTATCGCGACTTCGAGATGGGTTTGATTGATAAAGCGACGACTGACACAAGCTTAATTGATCAAGCGAGAGAGGATCGCGAGAAAGCATCAGCACTTACTGCGGGAATTGCAGAGCGTAATCGCAGCCGCTACGGCGCTGCGTTGACGCCTATGCAGCAGCAACAACAAGACCGTCGCTTACAGCTCGGTAATACCTTGGGCGGCATACAGGCAGTCAGTGACGCAAAGATCGCACAGCGTGAGTCAAACACACGCTTGCTTTCTGATCTGATCAACATAGGGCAAGGCGTCAACCGCTCAAGTCAGCAACAGCTCGCAGCGTCTGCCGCTAACAAGGTACAGCTGGACAATGCTTATCAGCAGGCGAAGGCAAACTCTAGAGCGCAAACCTACAGCACCATTGGATCATTAGGTGCTATGGCGATCTTTGCGCTCGCGTTTTAAGGGGTAAGTAATGTCAATCGGCCAAGGTGTAGACAGCGCGTTCAACATGTTCCTAGCAATGCAGAGGAACCGGAACGCACGAGCGGATGCAGAACGTGAGTTTGAGTACAAAAAACAATACGACGCCCGCCGTCTAGGTCAAATAGACAAAGAGCTTGGGCAGCGCGATACCGCTTTAGGTATTGATCAGCAAGTTGCTAATACTCAGAGCGGGCGGCTGACTATAGATAAGCAGATAAATGCCCGTGATCAATACAATTTTGAACGAGGTATTTTGCAGCAAGACGCAGCCAGCATACTTGCATTTGGAATCCAAGAAGGTTTTATCGACCCCGTCACAAATCGTCGTACACCGAAGTTTGATGAAGCCTTGAGAGCGGGAGATAAGAGAGCCAGCAATTTTTTAAGCCAGATCCAAAGTAGGCATCCAGAGCGATATGCCGAAGGCTTTGTGCCTGACACATTTGACTTTACGACTAACCCCGGCTCTGTCATTGCTGGTAGTAGCGCTGGGGGTGTGGTTACGAGAAACGCCACAAGTAATGCGAATGATCGAGTAGTGCCTATCGATGTAGACACATTTTTCGGCGGCATAGAGAACGACATCATTGATCTAGTCGGGGACGCGTTAGGCGACAAAGCCTTGAATCTTGTCGCTGCAAAAGGAGCTGCTGGCGAAGCATTGGATAGAGCAGAGGCGCGACAGGCTGAGGAAGAAGCGCAGGCGGTTGCTCGTCAAACGATTGCGCGACAGATCTATGCGACTGGAGGCATAGAAGCTGGAAGAGCGTTCGAAGGAATGGTTACTTCAGCAAAAACTCCCGAAGAGCGAAGGGAGTTGTATACGCAACTTGCAGAAGATTTTGGTTTAGAGATTCCAGAGTTTACGCCTGAAGAAACTGATGTCTCTGGAGTGCCTCAGTTATTTTTAGGGGGGCCAAAATATAAAGGACTGGGCAGCGTTCTTTATTCTGATGGTCGTGAAGGTAACGATTATTACCCCGCAACGGGCGGAGTTGAAAGACAAGTAAGTATTTTTGACAGTGAGTTGGAAAGACTCGACAAAATTCTTGAAGGTGATTTAAGTTCGTCAGCTAGGGACAAATTTGAACAAGATTACGCAGATGTAAGTCAACGTCGGGACGATTTTGTAAATAAAGCAAACAAAAAGCTGTTTGATACTGTCAGTGAAGACTTAGAAAAAGCGAAAACGTCTTTGGAGTCAGCAAGACCCAGCAGAAAGCCTTACTGGGAAGAAAGAATTGCTTTCTTGGAGGGTGAGTACGACAAGTTTGTCAAACTCGGTGTCGAGACTCCTGCGACAAAAACAGATGGTTGGAAGCAATTAGAAGCAAATGTTTTGTCTAGAATCGAAGGCCTGTCTCCTCAAGAAGTTGATGATCTTGTTGACAGAGGCTTGCTGAAGTTTACGCCAGAGATGACTGCTGCATTGCGACAGCGTGCCCAAGAGTTAGAGATAAATTCTCTCCCTGCTGTTAAGAAGTTGCCAACCAGAGAAGAATTAGCGTGTAGGGCGATTACTAGTGTGTTCGCGGAAGACGCGACTAGTCGTGAAAATGCTAGGAAAGAGTTAGACAATCTGTCTGAAACTGGTTTTGCGGGGATGGATAGATACGAGCAAGAGACCGCAGACATTAATCGGACAAACGCTGCGACTTCACGCATTAATGCTATTAACAGCTCACGTTCAGAAGACCGTCAGAGCGATAAGACTGATCAGGCAGTAAAATTTAGTCAGGATCTTTCCAACAACATGTATGAAGCCCTATCAGGTGAAGAGCCTATAGGTGCTAGACGAGCAATGGAAAAATATTTTCCCGGCGCTATTGCAGAGATTGAGAGATATATGCCCACTAGGGGTAACCCATCTGGGGATCAAAATGCATTAAGAATTGCTTACCAAGGAATTAATGCAGCTGTCAGTAGGGCGTTTTCACAAGTCGCGGCTGAAGGGCTTGGGAATACTTTAGTAGAGGACTTTGTCGGCCTGTTCACGTTTAGTCCTTCTGGAGAACCCGCAGATTTTGATTTAGCGAATGTAAGGATTAGTCCGGCAGGCAACAGACTTAGCTACGTTGGTCCTGATGGCAGAGAGCAAGGCAAACCAGTGTCGGTAGGGGCATTAAAGAATCAATTTCCGAGTGCGGCAGTAGACTTATTAGTTGCAGCAGGAAAGGCTAATACCGCACTTACAGCCGCTCGGTCTGGCGGTTAATAGGGGCTTATGTGGCTACAGAAGCGTTTCAGCGGTTTTTAGAAGAGACCGAAGAAGGTGCTATTCGAGAGGCGCGCCCGCGTATCGCTCCAGAGCAAGACGGTCCGTTAGCCCCTACTAATATAAGTGAAACATTCTCTCGCGGCCTGCAAGCTGGAGCGCAAGGGCTTCGTACAGATATTGAATACTTCAAGGCGTTAGGAAATACCCTCACTGGTGATGAAAACGCTGCCGCAAAAGCGATAGAACGCGCTAGGTATAGCGAAGAGTTGTCTGCACCAACAATGCAAGGTGTAGAGTCGTTTAAAGAATTCTTAGATGCGCCGACATTTAGTGGGTTTCTGACACAAGCTGCTAGCGCCAGTGGTCAGCTTACTCCATCTATCGTGTCGAGTATTGCGGGGGCGGGCGTCGGCGGAATTACAGCGGTTGTGGGTAGAGGTGTCTTATCAACCACTGGACAACTTATTACAAAACGAGTCATAAAAGATTCTTTAGAGCGCACTGCAAAGGGCGTTGCTGACCCAGAAGAGCGGTATTTAGCGGAGGAATACTATAAGTATTTTAGGCGCGGTGCGTTGGCAGGCGCATTTGGGTCTGAGTATGTACCACTATCTGGCAGTAACCTGTCTGAAGCTTTGGAGTCAGGACAAGATCTTACTTCTGAGCAAGCAGTGCGTGCTGGATTAGTAGGTGTCCCACAAGCCGCTATTGGTGTCGGTGGCGAAGTCGCTCTGTTAAAAATTGTAGGCAATGTCGCGCAGCGACGTGCTACTGGGGCTAGCGGCGGTCCATTTCAAAAGTTAGCGAATGACATAGGTCGTGCAACGTTCAGAGGTGGTTTAACGGAAGGAACGACTGAAGTCTTGCAAGAAGGAATTAGCGTAGCTAATAGATTTGACCTCGACGATCAGTTCACTGAAGAAGAAGCAAAGTTGCGCCTTGCGGAGGCTTTGTTTGCTGGGACCATAGGTGGTAAAGCTGCAGGGGCAGCTGCTGGGACACTGGGCGTTGCTGCAGGCGAAACAAAGCGTGTCTTTGGTAAAGCTCGGGAAAAGCTGGCTCAGGCGCAAGAACAGCGCGTTGATGACGGTATCAATGCGGAACAGTTTGGTGAAACCGACACGGGAGTAACCACCCCTGAGCCGAGAGCTGACATTAATGCTCAGTTGGACGCCATCCACGACCCAAATAGCACTAAAAAAGCGGTATGGCTTGCCGGGGAACAGGGCAGAGATCAGTTTCCAGAAGATGGCCGTTACATTATCGATAATAAGGTCTTTTTTGCGCGATATGTGCCAGGGCGCGGCACTATCGTCACAAAGGATGTGGCGCTCGCTGATGAGATTGTCAAGTCGGGCGCTAACGACGAGTCACTTGCAGAAGCTCTTGGGTATAGCTCCAGTAAAGTCGACGGTGCGGATTTAGTTGTCGAAGCTCTCGACACAAATGGGAACGTTGTTTCCGCTGAGTTAACGACGGCTGCTAATCTGGGAACAGCACAAGAAAACGCAGCAGGATTGTCGCCACTCGGCGCTGCTGGCGTTCGTGTGTTGTCAGCAGATCAAGCTCTTGAAAACCGAAAGCGAAAGCTTGAAGACGAAGCACCACGCGCTATGGAGTTTGATGATGAAACTCTAGAAGAGCTTGGTATGACAGATCAATCTGTCTTTGAAAACATGGGTGAGGAGCAAAGGCAGCGGTTTGAGCAACGTGAGATAGAAGAGAATAGGACTATCTCCGAAGCAGAAGGCGAGGTCATTGCTGAATACGCTCCCCGAGATACTTCAAAAGAACCGTTCCCGAATGAGATTGAGTTGCGTGATGAGTATACCGAGCAATTCGGTGAAGACGCCCAGCTAAATGAATATACCGGCTCTGTGATGAAAAGAGCTATTGAAGAGCAAAAAGCCTACCCGGAAGCTGCGGTATATATTGTTAAGCGGCGCGGTAAGTTTCAAGTTGTTCGGCAGGATGTGGCTGAAACACGCTATCGCTTTCAGCTTAACGGTCGTGATGAGCGCTTACCCTTAATTCCCTTCCTTCAAAAACAAATAACCTACGCGCAGGGGCGTAAAAAAGAAGATCGCAATGCCATTCTTATTAAGCCGGATGGCTCTCGCGCAGAAGTTAGCCTTGTTGCTCTCGTTAATGCTGGTCGAATACTCGTTGAAGGCAATGAGGGAACTCAGTTTATAGATGATAAAGCGGGTAATTTGAACGCGCAGCGCGCCGGTATGGCTGAAATGTTTGCCACGCTTGCTGATAACAACTACGACCTGACTGACAAAAACGGTGTCAGCTTGTTGGACAACGCTAATTACGAGCCTAACGGAAAGTTTAAAGGGCTAGACGTTGAAGCGGCAAAAGGCGGGCGTCGTATTAGCTTTATGATGGGACGCGGCGTTTCTACTTCGGAGGTAAATGCTGCAGAAGTGCGAGAGAACACCAGCGATGTTGGTCCGGTAAATGCACGTCGAGATTTTGACCCCGAGCTGGATGGCCGTAATACCGCCGAAGAAGATCCCAGTGATGTAGTGCAGCGAGCTGCTAGTACAGAGATGGAGACTGAAGAGGTCTCCCTTCAGGAGCCTACTCGTGACGAGGTGTTTGGGGGTAACCCAGATCGGCGCGCAGGTGGTGCACCCACTACCGACGCACGGGTCGAACCAACTCGTCCAGTACGGCCAACAGCAACTTGGCAGAGTGACCCGATTGTTAAGGGCGTGCACGACGAGCTGCAGTCTCGTCTTGACCTTGATGAGCGACCTTTGATCGTTAGTTTTTCTATGCTGCAGAGTATGTCAGATGCCGAAGTACGGAGTCGGTACGCGCCTCCAGTTGCTGCTGCAATTCTCAACATGCGTCGCTTACTGACTGAGCGGTCGACAGCTTTCGGGTACTACGACCGCCAGACAAACACCATCGTTGTCAAAGAGACCGGCAACTCCATGCAGGACGCATTGGTTCTTGCTCACGAACTTGGACACGCACTGTTCCGTCAAGAGCAAACCAAAGCTATGGCAAACCCGGCTTTGCGCTCTCGTCTGGAAGCTGCTTACAGAGCCAACAAAAAATACGACTCTTACGAGCGATTTGAGAATGGCTTTGAGGAGTGGTATGCCGATCAAGTTGCTCGTTGGGCTAGCAAGCAGTATATCAACCGGCAGGCTCGTAACCTACCCGAGCGCCACTTTAAGAAGTTAGCGAGACGCCTTAAGGATCTGTTTAACAGCATCACGCGCGTCAATTTTAAGCGTCGCTTTGCCAACTACGACATGGTCAACGAGACGTTCGAGCAGTACATAGAAGGTACGTTAGACGCGGCGGCACGTCACAGCGCAGAGGCCAACACGCAGACGACGCAGCAAACTTTAATCCCTGACATTGTAGAAGAGATACAAGAAAACCCAGAAGCTAACGCCACAGCTCGCGCTTACAAAAAAGTGACAAGGAACAGCTTGTTTAACGCAATTCGCAGCTTGCTGCTTCCTGCAGATAACATTCTCCGTCGGGTAGCGGGGGATGAAATTGCGGATATGTTCTACGTCCGGTCGCAGGATTTGGCAGCACGCGGCAAGCTTGGTTTCCTTCGCGCTACTAACACGACTATTGGCCGTTGGAAAAATCGGTTTGAGCGTGAGATTGGCGATATGAGTTCGCCTGAAGTGCAAGCGGGTTTCCAAGAAGCGTTTAGCTCCACCCCGACTGCCCAATTGACCGGCGTAGCGAAGCAGATCCGCGATTACCTAGAAGCGTTCTACGACGAGTACATTGAGCCAAGCAATACGGGTATTGGTAAGCGGCCTGATTATTTTCCAATTTCATTGAATCTTTTCGAGATTACCGAGCGCCGCGCTGAATTTAAAAAGCTGTTGCTTGATAACGACCCCACACTAGACACGCCAGAGAAAAGATCGGCAGCTGCAAAGAGTATTGACCAAGCAATCGACCGCCTTGTGAGGCTTGGTCAGTCAATTGAAGAAGAGCCTGCTATTGATCCTACGAACCCGGCGGCGGCGGTAGAGCAGGCGATTAAGCTGACCGCTAATATTGACAGGGAGCTATTAGGTGATTTCGTAAACTCCCCCGATGCGGCGTTTATCGACTACATGCGTCACGTTATTAAACGTATCGAGTTCAACAAAGCGACAGGGGGGCCAGAGGCGTTGCGGGAAAGACTGGACGAGTTGTCAGACGAAGACCGCAATACAGCTGAAGACATAATAGCTACGTACCTTGGCTATCAAAAAGAGCCTATCGCTCCGTGGATGCGAAAGTTAAACAGCTGGGGTCAGTTTTTGCAGTTTATATTGATCTTGCCATTCGCCACTATTGCTTCGCTGCCTGATCTGGCGGGTCCAATAATCAACTACAAAGATTTTAGTGGTCTGTGGATGGGTTTTAAGCAGATCATCGCTACAGTTAAGAATCGCGAAGAAGCACAACAACTTGCCAGAGATATAGGGGTTGTTACCAGCGAAACGGTTGCCAACGCGTGGGTGACCCAAGCGGAGCAGGACTATATGGACCCGCTTGTCCGTCAATTGTCAGACGGCTATTTCCGGCTCATTGGGTTGGATTTCTTTACTAAATTTAGCCGGGAGTTTGCGGCTAACATGGGTGTGCAGTTCCTGCTTAAGCACGCCCGTAACGAATTCGATAATCCTAACTCTACGCGGTACTTGCAAGAACTGGGCGTTACTGCCGAAGAAGTTTTGGCGTGGAATGAAAACAGAAACTTCGACACGCCCGAGGGTACTAAAGTGCGAGACGCGCTGGCGCGTTTTGTTGAATCATCGATTATGCGTCCCAACGCTGCAGAACGACCTGTCTGGGCTTCTGATCCCCGATGGGCTTTGGTTTGGCAGCTAAAGGGTTATTTCTATAGCTACTATAAGACCATCATCGGTGGGGTACTGCGCGAGGGCAAAGCGCGCGTAGACGACACGACTGGTGCAGCGCAGCTTACCGCTGTCTCAGCCATCTTGATGCTGACCGCAGTTGCGACCATGCCACTTGCGATGATGGGCATGGAGCTGCGTGAGTATGCCAAGAACGGATTAGCGTGGTTATTGCCGGGCGTTGAAGCAGATCAGAAATATTTCCGCTCCGATAAAATGGACTGGGATGATTACTGGTTTGAGATTATCGAAAAGTCTGGGTTCTTAGGGCCACTTAGCATGGCGCGAATGGCGCATCAGAACTCGGAGTGGGGCGGCTCTGCGATCTTCAGCTTGTTGGGGCCAACCGCCGAAACAATTGAAGAGGCGTTTAAGAATGGATGGCGCGTAGACCGTACTTTCGGCAATCGCCTTGCGCCGATTTATAACCAGTTATAGAGAATTTAAGTAGGGGACTTACATGCTTGAAGCACTAATAGGACCAGTTACCGGACTTCTGGACAAGTTCATCCCTGACGCGGACCAAAAGGCGAAGCTCGCCCATGAGATCGCCACCATGTCCGAGAAGCATCATCAAGAAGTTATGCTTCAGCAGATTGAAGTGCTCAAGCTGGACGCTAAAGGGAATTGGTTCCAGTCAAGCTGGAGACCGCTGGCTGGCTATACCTGTGTGCTTGGTCTAATGGTGAATTTCCTTGTTGCACCGATTGCTGCGGGCTTCGGCCTGGAGATTCCCCAAGCGGACGCTGGGGTAATGATGCCTTTGTTACTTGGCATGCTGGGATTGGGGGGAGCGCGCTCGTTTGAGCGGATAAAGGGGGTGGGTAAATGACGCCCGAGCAGCTCAGCGCATGGAGAATCGTCCCGCGATTACTCATGGTCGCAATGCTTGTTATGACATATCGGGTCGTGGAGTGGTTTATGACGCTTCCTGACCCGCTGCCCGAGCAGGCAGCGTTGGTGTCTGTCATGACAGGGGCGTTGACGGGGGCGTTCGGCCTGTTCTTGGGGAAGAAAGAATGACGACTTTTAAGTACTTCAAGCTCAGTGATTTCGACTGTCAGGAGACAGGTGAAAACGCCATGGACCTTGAGTTCATTAGCCGTCTAGATGATCTGAGAGAGGCATGTGGATTCCCGTTCATTATTACCTCTGGTTATAGGTCGCCCACTCACAGCCTTGAAGCAAAGAAAAGTGCACCGGGGCAACATGCTCAAGGGATAGCTGCAGATATTGCTGTTACTGGAGGAGCGCAAAGATGGGCAATTGTGACCAAGGCCATTGAGCAGGGTTTTACGGGCGTCGGCGTCGCCAAATCGTTCATCCATGTGGATCGTCGGACACATTCCCCAATGCTTTGGACTTACGTTTAATTATTAGTAATGGTAATATAAACTATGGCTTACTCGGATACTCTCGAACTTGTTCAAGGTGACACGCTACCGAGGGTAGTCGTGACTTTGAAGGACGCTAGCGAAGCGGCTGAGGGCGCTACGCTGGACCCTAATAACCCTGATACTTGGGCACCGATTGACCTAAACGGGGCCACAGTACGGCTCCGTATTCGGGAGCTTGGTTCATCAACGGTTAAGTCAACGTTGACAATGACGGTGAGTGACGCAGACAACGGCGTTGCCACAACTGATTTTCCCGCGCCAGCGCTCGACACGGCGGGGATTTTTGAGGGGGAGATCGAAGCTACTTTCCAAGACGGATCAATACAGACAGTTGTCGATTTACTTAAACTAAAGGTTAGAGCTGCCTTCGGATGATTCGCGCTTCCATACAGCAAGCACTGCTTAGAGCAATTAGCAAGGCTAATGGACAGATTAGCCTTGCGGACGTTCGCACAACAGAACTGATTGCTACAAACGTGCATTTGGACTCTGGATCGTTGTTTGTCGGTAAGATCATTTCTTTAACTGATGAAATGTTATTGGCCGATCTTATGCGAGTCGCAGTGGAAAAAGCCATTATCGATTCGGCAGGCAGTTCTGATCTTTACGTTGCTCACTTGTTCAAAAATGTTTCTGACGTGGTGTCCACGGGCACGGTTCTGGACGCCGCCGCTATTCAATTTGCAAAGAATGTCTCAGAAATGGCTGAGGCTAGCGATAGCTTTAGTTTTGACCTCGACACCGTTTACGCAGATGCGTGGTCGGCAACTGATATAGCTCAGATACATTTTCAGCCTGCATACTCAGACGCCGCGTCTAGTACTGACAGCTATCTATGGAGCTTTTCTAAAAATCTGTCAGAAGCCCCACAAATTACTGACGCGCAAATATTTACAGTCAATAAAAGTTTAACTGATACGCCCGTAGCTGCAGACGTGTTTTCCCGTGTAGTACAGTACGTGCGAACGTTTAGCGACTCAGTTAGTGTTGGAGACTCAATTTCTCCTTCAGTACTTCAGGGCTTAAATCAGTTCCCCCAAAATACGGCGGGAGCAACAGACGTTGCTGCTTTAGATTACAGCAAGCCGGTTTCTGACAGTTCGTCAGCGACCGACGCCCCCTTCTATGCCTTCGATAAGGCAGTGAGCGAAACGCCTTTAGTAACGGAGCAGGTAGGTAAAGCGCCTAGTTTGGTTAAGTCGGATGGTGCTGACGCCGCTGACAGCCCCCTTTTGCTGCTTGAGAAAAACTTTGGCACCGGCCTGCAGACAGGCAACACAGCAGAGGTTAGTGAGAGCACTGTTTTCACGCTTTCTTTGGTCAAAGCGGAGACGCCTTCGGTCATCGACACGTTTGCTAAGTCATTTTCAAAAGTTATTGCTGACACTGCTGACATCTCGGATGCGTTCTTACTTGAGGAAGTGGTTAACCCCAGCAATACAGCCAATGCGACAGACGCTGCTGCTTTCTCCTTTGGCGCGAACAAATCAAACACTTTCGATGCAGCGGATGCTTACGCCGCCGCATTTTCCAAGACCCTAGAAGACCCCGCCAATTGCTCCGACACGGGCGTTCTTCTGGCTCAGGGCTACGTCAGTAGCACTGATTACTTCAGCGACGACTTTGTCGGAGTCAAACGAACCCTAACCTAAAGGAACTAAGCCATGATCATCGATGGACTCAAAGCGAAGGGAACACTGGACATCATTGTTCGTGGCCCCGATGGAAGTATCAAAGACGAGAAGAAGGTTGAAAACCTGATCGTCGATACTGGACTGGACTACATTGCATCTCGCATGAGCGGTACGAGCGAGAACGTAATGAGCCACATGGCAGTGGGCACTGGCTCTACTGCTGCGGCTGGTGCTGACACTGCTCTCGGCACCGAGCTGGACCGTAACGCCTTAACCAGCACCACGGTTACAGACAACTCTATTGCGTATGTTTGTAGCTGGGCCGCAGGTGACGGAACTGGTTCATTGACCGAAGCCGGTATCTTCAATGCCTCTTCAGCAGGAACCATGCTCTGTCGTACGGTCTTTGGCACTGTGACAAAAGGCGCAAGCGACAGCATGACCATTACGTGGACTATTACGGTCTCAGCTTCCTAATCTGAGGAACTAGCATGGCTACTATAGTCACGCGGAGTGGAAAGGGTTCACCTCTGACTAACACAGAGGTGGACTCTAATTTCACCAACTTAAATACAGACAAGCTAGAAGATGCGGCGGGATCGGCAGCGTCTGATGGAAATGAGTATGTAAGGAAGGATGGCGTTTGGGCTGTAGCTACAGGCGGCGGGGCTAGCGTAACAACGTCTGCAACCGCACCATCTAGTCCTTCTGATGGTGACCTGTGGTTTTCGGAAACGAACGGTGTCACTTACGTCTACTACAACGATGGCAACTCCAGTCAGTGGGTAGCATCAGGTACTCCTTCGGCATCGGTTGCAGGAGGAACTACTCTTGATGGACTGACCGATACCAGCTTGGGCACTCCGTCAAATGGTGATCTTCTTGTCTATAACTCATCGACATCCAAATGGGAGACAGGCGCTGCTCCGAGCGCTGCCGAGGCAGACAACTGGGAAAGCGACGGCTATCAGTTAAATGGTGCAGCGCTTACTGGTAACTGGAACAGACTCGGCTCTTATATTGGAACAGGGATGTCTGTTTCGAGCGGTGTTTTTACATTTCCATCCACTGGGATCTACAAAGTACAGGCCGACTTTGAGTTTACTTGTTTTAGCAGCGCGGTCGAGGCTGCTATCTCAGTTACAGGTAGTAACGGCGTTTCATGGGGCAACGTCGTCACAGTAACAGGCACGTTAGGCGAAAGCTCTTACGACATCAGTAACGGAAGTGCCACTTATATTTTTGATGTAACAAACACGTCTACCCACAAAGTACGCATATATGGAGTAAGCGCCAGCTCTGGTGACTCGCTGGTCGCAAGACTATATTTTGAGAGGCTAGGTGACACATGAGTTTAGATTTCCCCGCTAGCCCTTCGGATGGTGACGTTCATAACGGATTCGTGTACGACTCAACGCTCGGCGTTTGGAATGTCGCCAGCAGCAGCGGTCTATTTACTATTACGAATAGCGGCTCTAGCGCTTATCTTTTTAGTGGCTCAGGAACGACTTCAGATTCAAATCCGACTCTATATTTGACGCGGGGGCAGACCTACGATTTTGAGGTTAATGCCTCTGGTCATCCTTTCTATATTAATAGTACAAGTGGCACGGGCACAGGGAACGCATATTCTGATGGCGTAACAAACAACGGCACCGCTGTAGGGACAATTACGTTTACGGTGCCAATGGACGCCCCATCCAAGCTCTACTACAACTGTCAGTATCACGGCTCTATGGCAGGGGAAATTATCATCCCCAGAGCCGCGCAGATCGATGATCTCAGTGATGTAGATACATCAACGACAGCGCCGACTGATGGGCAGGTTCTAACTTGGGACAATGCGAACAGTCAGTGGGAACCTGCTACAGCGAGCGGCGGCATAGCGTTGACCGACCTCTCTGTTACCACCAACACCGCAGGCACAGCAGCCCTTAGCTACAACAACAGCACGGGCGCTTTCACTTATACGCCTCCTGATTTATCTGGTTACTTGACCAGCTACACAGAAACAGACCCCGTATTTGTAGCGTCTGCCGCCTACGGCATTACATCCACTAACATAACCAACTGGAACACAGCTTACGGCTGGGGCGATCACTCTACAGCGGGTTATTTAACTAGCTATACAGAGACTAATGACCTGACGGCATCTGTAACGTGGGCAAACGTGCCTAATGCAAATATTACGCAGTCCAGCGTAACCCAGCATCAAGCCGCTCTTTCGATCACTGAATCGCAGATTAGCGATCTCGGAACGTATCTAACCGACATCACCGGACAAAGTATCGAAGATTTGTCTGATGTAAACGCCATGACGCCCACAGACGGGCAGGTGCTTACCTGGGATAACGCAAACAGTCGCTGGGATGCAGTATCTCCGAGCGGCGGCTCGTATAGTAATAGTAGCGTTGATAGCCACCTGAACACCAGTACCGCCGCCACAAACGAAGTGTTGAGCTGGAACGGCACAGACTACGACTGGGTTGCACAGTCTGGCGGCGGTGGCGGTGGGGCATCTGTAACCACCGCAGATACAGCACCAAGCTCCCCGTCTGACGGCGATCTTTGGTATGACACAACTACTCTGCGGCTTTACGTTTACTACAACGATGGATCTTCGTCGCAGTGGGTCAAGGCTAACCCCTCCGGTTCCCGCGATTCCAATACATCTGTGGCGATCCAAGAAACTGCGCCGAGCAACCCCAGCTCGGGGGATATGTGGTTCGACCCCAACGCTCTCAAGACCTACATCTATTACAACGACGGCGATTCAAATCAGTGGGTGCAGGCCAACCCGACAGGTGGCGGTGGGTCAGGGTCAAGCGGAGCAAGTAACTCAAACATCATCGCCCTAAATATGTTCTTCGGAGGCTGAAATGGCGGCACCTAACATTGTAAGCGTTGCAACTCTTACAGCGAAAACGGCAGTGCAGGCTGTTGGAACCAGCGCCACGGCGATTGTCTCCAATGCGGCAAGCTCTGGGAAAGTAATCAAGATCAATGCGCTGTATATCTCCAACGTAGATGGCACAAACAACGCTGAGATCAACGTAGACCTTTACAGGTCATCTACCGCTTATCACATAGCCAAAACGGTTGTGGTGCCAGCAGATGCGACCTTAGACGTAATTTCAAAGGCGATTTATCTGGAAGAGGGCGATGACTTGCGACTGACTGCAAACGCGGCGTCAGACCTTGAGGCGGTTTGCTCTTACGAGGAGCTTAGCTAATGGCTCAGTTTCCCTCTATCTCCGGCGCGTCAGGCGTTTGGAATTTAAAAGACGAAAGAACAGCTAAAATGGGCGCTAACTGGCCCAGCTTAGAAGCAGTAGCAGACTATCTTGTTGTGGCTGGTGGCGGCGGCGGAGGTGGAGGAGACACTAACTTAGATGGTAATGGCGGTGCAGGCGGAGGCGGAGCGGGCGGATACCTCAGCGTAACTAATTTCATTATTACTGCCGGTTCTACATATACCGTGACAGTCGGAGCTGGCGGTAGCGGCGGTGGTCAAGCTAGTCAAGGTGCAACAGGTAATGACTCTGTTTTTTCAACATCTACCGCTAGCGGCGGCGGGGGTGGCGGCGGAAATAGTAGCACGTCATCAATAAAAGCTGGAGGTGCTGGCGGCTCTGGCGGCGGGGCTGGGTCACCATCAAGTGGAGGCGGCGGTGCTGTCGGCGCTGGTGTGTCGGGTCAAGGTAATAATGGCGGCGGCGCGTATGGTGACAATTATGGCGGAGGCGGCGGCGGAGGTGCAGGCGCGGCAGGGCAAAACTCCCCAAGCGATGGCTCTGGAGGCGACGGCGGTGGCGGGGCTTCTTCCTCAATTACAGGATCTTCAGTGGTTTATGCTGGAGGCGGGGGAGGAGGCGGCGGAAAAATGAATGTTGCGGGCGGTAGCGGCGGCTCAGGTGGTGGCGGCAACGGTGGCGGAGTAAGCGTTACAAATTCATCAGGCACAGTTAACACTGGGGGCGGCGGCGGTGGCGCTCCAGATGGCTATCAAGCAAGCGGTTCCGCAGGCGGTGCCGGTGTTGTAATTCTTCGCACTACTTCAACCGCATCCGCAACCACTGGATCGCCAACCGTAACAGCGGACGGCTCTTACAACATTTACAAGTTCACCGGATCAGGGAGCATAACTTTCTGATGGCTCATTTTGCTGAAATCGGATTAGAAAACACTGTGCTTCGCGTGATTGTTGTGAATAACGCAGAGCTACTTGATGGCGATGGCGTAGAGCAGGAGTCGCTTGGCGCTGATTTCTGCCGCGATCTGTTTGGTGGCACATGGGTGCAAACCAGCTACAACGGAAACATTCGTAAAAATTTTGCTGGAGAAGGCTTTACTTATGACTCTGGTAGAGATGCCTTTATACCGCCTAAGCCTTTTGCAAGCTGGACGTTGGACGAAGCAACGTGCCGCTGGGAAGCCCCAATACCTTATCCCGATGATGGGCAAATGTATTCGTGGGATGAAGCCAGTGGTACATGGATTTTGGTGAGTGAATAACTATGGCAGTTAATTTCCCAAGCAACCCCACTAACGGGCAGACCATTACCGTCAGCGGGATCACTTACGCTTACGACTCTACGCAGGGCGTCTGGTCTGATAACCCGCAGGGTCTAACTCAGGCTATCGACGCGCTGACCGACGTAGATACGTCCACCAGTGCGCCCACCAACGGCCAGATCCTGCAGTGGAACAGCACAGACAGCGAGTGGCAACCGGCTGACGCGGACGCGGGTGTGACGGTATACGCAACGATTGATGATCTGCCGCTTACGGGCGTTACTGAAGGCTCCATGGCGCTAGTTGACTCTACGGATAAGCTCTACATTTACAGCGATACTGGCTGGTATTCAATCAGCATCGTGAATCAAACGCCGACTATCAGTGGTGTTAGCGCGACGTATGCACTCGCCACAGATGGAACGGCTACGACAGTCACGGTTACCGCTACTGATCCAGAGGGCATTCCTCTTACCTACAGTATTGTCAGCGATACGTCTGGCAGCGTTGCCACGGTCGCGCAGGGTACTGGATCAAATACTAATCAGTGGACTATTACGCCAAGCACTAACACAGCCGATGCGGGCAGCTTCACGCTGGTGTTTAGGGCTAGTGACGGTACAAACATCGCGTCGGCAAGCTCTACGTTTAGTTTGGTTTTTGGTCCTGCTGTTGTTCAAGACAGCAACTACACCACAGCGCTAATTACTTCTGTGGGAGCTAACAACGCAGTTAACAATTCGTTTACTGACAGCTCATCAAATTCTCATGCGATCACCGCCTATGGAAATGTAACTCAGAACACGTTTAGTCCCTATAGGCACGGTGGGTATTCTCATCTTTACAGAGAGACCGTCGCAGAGTCCCACACTTCCACGCTCTCCGCTATGGGATCATCTGCATGGACGATAGAGGCATGGTTTTATAGGACTGGGGGTAACGGCTCTGGAATTGACGTTGCGATTCACGTAGGCGCAATAAATTCGACTACCGGCTTTGCTATTGGTTTACAAGGCTCGACAACAACATTCCGTGCCGCAGGAACTACCGATTCTACTTTTAATATAGCAAATACGACGAATCGGTGGATACATTTTGCATTTGTATATGATGGAACCGACCTAGAGTGCTTTGCTAATGGCTCTTCGCTAGGGACCGTTACTAGATCATTAAATATTACGGATACCACCATAAATATTGGGTACAACTACACGACCTTTAGCTACGGAGGGTATATCAAGGACGTCCGCGTATCGTCTGTGGCGCGATACTCTAGTACTTTTGATGTCCCAACTGAAAGCTTCACTTCTGACACAGACACTTTATTTTTACTAAACAACGCTACACTAACAGACGATTCGAGCAACGCAGGGACTATTGGATTCTCTGGCGCTCCTTCGATATCAGCTTTTAGTCCTTACGACCGTGAAGAATACGACGCCGCTACGCATGGCGGGTCGATTTACTTTGATGGCTCTGGTGATTACGCAGGAGTTGCAAACGATGCGTCGTTGCAAATGGGGACTGGTGATTTTACTTTTGAATGGTGGTGGAACCCCGATCACTTCGCAACAATGCGCCCTCTTAGCGCTCTGGGAACAGGCGCGGGAGCTTGGTCAATCGTAATGCTTTCAAGCGGCACATTTGACTTCGTATTTGGTACTAGCGCCGTTTTCACTTCGGCTATTGATTACGAAATTAATAAGTGGACTCACATCGCTGTTGTTCGAGAAAGTGGAACTGTTACTTGTTACGTTAATGGTGTTTCAAAACGCACAGCGTCTAACAGTTACAATCAAAACGCGACGACGGGGATAGGCATAGGATACGACAGCGCAGCCCCCTCTCAGGTGTTTAAGGGTAGCCTTGCGGATGTGCGTATTGTAAAAGGCACCGCTGTCTACACTTCTGCGTTTACTCCCCCGACAGCCCCACTGACAGCAATAACTAACACCTCTTTACTCCTTAACGGAACAAACGCAGGCATTATCGATAAGTCTCAGTCTGCTAAAACAATCACGTTAAACGGTAACGTCAAATCATCTACCGCTCAGACTAAGTACCTGACCTCGTCTATGTCTTTTGCGGCGCAAACAGACTTCTTAACGGCTGAGCTACCAGGCACTATTGGCACTGGAGATTTTACTATTGAGTGGTGGGCGTACTTTACAAATATAAACCCTGGGGGGTCGAATTACCGAGCCATCCTAGACATGCGCCATGCTGGCGATACGTCCAATCTGTGGCTGCAGCAAAGTGGTGACGGGTCGTGGTCGTATTACCCGAACTATCCAACGACAGGCTTCACCTCATCAACTTTTAGTAATAATACTTGGCATCACATCGCCATTGCTCGGGAAAATGGGACTATTCGTTTTTACGTTGATGGGTCACTGACGGGAAGCGGATCAGATAGCTTTGACTACGACTCTGTCTTTTTAACTTTAAACCATTACAACTCTAGCATCAGGAGGTGGACAGGGTATGCCTCAGATCTGAGAGTCACCAAAGGTTTGGCACGTTACACAGCCTCAGACGAAACCGCCAACATTCCATCAGCCGCTCTAGAGGGTTAACAGATGGCCGCGTATAACTTTCCCAACTCACCTTCTGACGGCGATACGGTAACCTCGAACGGGATTACTTACACCTACAGCAGCAGCAAAACGCGCTGGGATGGTGCAGCCGCATCAGGATCAAGTACCACGGTATATGCAACGATTGACCTGCTGCCCTTGTCTGGTGCATCGACCGGCGATCAAGCGTTTGTCACAGGCAACAACCGCCTGTATATCTGGAACGGCACCGGCTGGTACAACATTGCTTTGATCAACACCACGCCCAGCATTAGTGGCGTTAGCGGGTCTTACGCTCTTGCGGCCGACGGTACACCTACAACGGTTACGATTACTGCGACTGACCCCGAGGGTCTCCCGATTACTTATAGTATTGCGTCGGATACGTCTGGAAATATTGCTACTGTTTCACAGGGCACGGGGTCTAATAGCAACGTCTTTACCATCACTCCGAGCACCAATGCGGGGACGTTTAGTCTGACTTTCAGAGCAAGTGACGGAGTCAATATCGCGACGGCGGTAAGTAGCTTTACGTTGCAGCTTCAAATTGAAGACAGCAATTACACAACCGCTTTAATTACGTCTGTGGGGGCAAACAACGCTACCAACAGTTCGTTTACTGACTCCTCCACAAACAGCCACACAATTACCGTCAGCGGCGACGTAACGCAAAACACGTTTAGTCCGTATCGACATGGCGGGTATTCGACTTACCTTGATGGAAATGGCGATACTTTAACAGTGCCGTCAACATCAACAGTGGCTTTTGGAACTGGCGCGTTCACGGTAGAAGCGTGGGTTTATATCTTATCAACAGGAGATCGGGGGATTTTTCAAACAGGAGGAAGCCATTTCCCAACGACTGCGTCCGCTTCTTCTGCGATACAGATTACTAACAGCGGAACTAAGTGGGCTATCTATGCCAACAACACCTCATACCAAAGCACCGTGACGTACTCTTTGAATCGGTGGTATCACGTTGCTTTAGTTCGTGGCACCAACAGTTATACCACTCTTTATGTAGATGGGACGGCTGTGGTAGGAGCTTCCGACGGGGCAAACTACTCAGGGACGTACTTAGGAATAGGCGCAATCTATGGCGCTGCGGCTGCTCAATGTTTTAATGGTTACATCCGCGACTTTCGTGTTGTAAAAGGCACTGCCGTCTATACGTCTGCTTTTACACCGCCGACAGAATCCCTCACGGCAATAACCAACACCAGCCTGCTTACCTGTCATCTTCCTTATATAGCAGACGGCTCAACTAACAGTCATTCTATAACTGTAAATGGCAACACCAAAACAGAGCCATTTAGCCCCTACGACTACAACGGCTACTCAGAAGGCAGCAACGGCGGGTCGATATATTTTGATGGATCAAGCAATATCACCGTAGCAGATGATCCGAGTCTAGAGCCAAGCGGAAATGATTTCTGTATTGAATTCTGGCTTTACCCACTTGCGACGGTAGGCAATGAGCAAGCTCTTTTTGTTAAAGGTTGGTCATTTGGAAATTTTGGATCAATTCTGCTTTACACAGGTTCTGGCGGCTCAAATTATGTGATGTATGGTTCTTCAAGTGGTAGTGCGTGGGATCTGGGGTCTAACGTTGATACCGGATGGGCTAAAAATGATTTTAAATGGCAACATCTATGTTTCAGTCGAGATGGCAATACGTTTAGATTTTTTAAAAACGGGAAGCAAACTGCAACATTCACCAATACTCTGTCATTCATGAACTCAAGTGACAGTCTAGCCATATTGAGCGGTGCCACTAACGGCAATAGGCACACAGAGGCAATTGTTTCGGACCTTAGATATGTTGTAGGTAGCGCAGTGCGTACAGCAGACTTCACACCTCCAACAGCACCACTAACAGCTATCACCAACACCTCTCTGCTTCTTAACGGCACGGACGCTGCCATTATTGATAAGTCTCAGTCCGTCAAAACGATCACGTTAAACGGTGACGTTAAGTCGTCCACTACTCAGACAAAGTATTTAACTTCGTCAATGTATTTTGATGGGGCGGGTGATTATCTAACCTTGGTTGGTTCTGGCGATCTAATAGGGAACGCAAGTAAATTTACGATAGAGGGTTGGTATTTCCCTGATGCGTCATCTTCAGGATTCGACGCAATTTACGCAGACGCCGCAGGATATGCGACGGCTGGCCGTCTCTATAATAATGGCGGCACCCTGACGTTTTATTGGACAAGTACCGGAAGCGTAACAGGGTCGTCTGGGTGGACATCTGGGCAGTGGAATCATTTTGCTGTGACCTACGACGGCACTACATTAAAAGTGTTCATAGACGGAAGCGAAGTTGCTTCAACTACGTCCGCGTCGTTTTCTGGCACATCAGATTTAACAATTAGTAATAGCACGTATCCGGCGCATGGGTATATTTCTGACTTCAGAGTTACCAAAGGTCTAGCCCGCTACACATCTAACTTTACCCCACCAACTGCTGCGTTAGCGGGGTAAGACTTTGTGGACCCGCTTTCTCTTATGGCGATGGCAAGCACTACCTTTAAGGGGATTCAGGTGCTGGTTTCAAAGGGTGCGGAGATTGAACATGTCGCACAAAAGCTGGGTCATTGGTACAGCTTAGTAAGTGATCTGCGGCAGGTAGAAAAAGAAGCTGAAAACCCGCCGCTGTTTAAAAAGATGTTTGACGGCGAGTCGGTGGAAGAGCAGGCGCTAAACGCAGTTATTGCAAAGAAAAAGATTGAAGAGCAAGAGAGAGAAATACGAGAGTTAATTACTTGGGCCTACGGTACTGAAACGTACAAAGAAATGATGCAAATGCGCCGCGATATTAAGGCGAAGCGGGAAAGACTGATCTATAGGCAAAGGCGTAGGCAGCAGCGAATGTTGGATGTATCGGCGTTAACAATGGCTTTTATTTTTTGTGGGGGGATTGTTTACGGCACCTATTTAATCATTGTTAGTGCCTGACAATATTAGCGTGGATAATATGGATGATAAGTACTGGGAAGCTTTGAACCGAATATCGACACATGAAGCCATGTGCGAGGAGCGATCAAAAACAATTTTCAAGCGGTTAGAAAACATCGATGAGCAGCTGGCACAAATGCAGCGAAACATGTTTTTGATTGGCTTTACTCTGATTAGCGGGATGGCTGGACTCATTATCACGCTGCTTTTGCAGTGAGGGGCGTATGGCATATTTTAAGCGTGACAGGTTTAGCGGGATTGCACCGGGCGTCGCACCCCGCCTGTTAGCAGAACAGTTTGGTCAAAAAGCAGAGAACCTTGACTTTGAGTCAGGCCGGTTTGTTCCAATACCTATTGAGGGTACGACGGTTCACACGCTGTCAAATTCACAGCGTCGCTCAATCTATTACTACGACAACAGCACCAGCCCCATGTGGATCGAATGGAATGAAGATGGCGTTAACGCTGTAGAAGGTCCGATCCCCGGTGATGACGAGGGTCGCTTGTATTGGACTGGTGAAGACTACCCGCGAATGGGTATTTACACAGGCTTATCCAACTGGGCAAACCGCGCCGATTACCGCCTGGGGATACCTGCGCCGCAAGCCGCACCCACGATTACTATTACCGGCACCTTAGACACGACTGTTACTGCCGAAGAAACAGCGTGGGTCTACACGTTTGTGAGTGAGTTCGGTGAAGAAGGACCGCCTAGCGAAGCTTCTATCATATACGAATTTACGCCGACCACAGACGGCGGCACAACAGGTCAGACTGCAACTATTAATATACCTAGTTACAACGTATCGGGTGATTTTGCGTTTGGCTCACCGGCAAAAAAACGTATCTACCGAGCGAACGTAGGCTCGAATGCAACGGACTTTCAGTTTGTAGCCGAGGTGTTGTATTCAGTAACGCAATATTCTGACGCAAAAGAGGCGACGGAATTAGGCGAAGTTATTCCTTCTACAACATGGATCGGTCCGCCAGATGACGACACTACTAACTACCCTGACGGACCGCTGCAAGGACTGACGCCCGTAGCAAACGGCATATTTGCTGGGTTTACAGGCAAGCGACTGTGTCTCAGCGAGGCGTACTTACCACACGCGTGGCCTGTTGATTATCGGATTACGTTGGAAAATGACATCGTTGCCATAGGTACAACAGCGAACGGGGTAGTCGCGCTGACGGACGGCAAGCCGTACTTTGTCACGGGCGTCGACCCAAGCGCCATGTCAGCGGTGCAGATCAATCTCGAACAGGGGTGCGTCAACGCAAATTCTGTCGTGGATCTAGGAGACGTGGTGCTGTATGCCGGTCCCGATGGGCTGTGCGCGATTTCGGGCACCGAAGGCAGAGTAATTACGCGCGGCCTCATATCCTCTAAGCAGTGGAACGACGACTTTTACCCCGAAGACATTCGTGCCTTTGAACACGAGGGCACTTACGTTGCGTTTTATACAGACAGCAGCACGAATACGCATGCGGGCTGGGTATACGATCCACGCGCAGACGAAGCAGCTATTTGTACGATTACAACGTCTGCAGAGCGGCGAGGTGGTTACAAGAACCCAAAGACAGGCGAGTTGTTTGTCATCATCGGGAACGCAATTCAGCCGTACAGAGGCAGCACCACTGATAACCGCCTTGGAGCATGGAAGTCCAAAAAGTACGTGACGCCTGCTCCAGTTAGCATGGGATGGGTTTCGTTAAAAGCGGAGTCTTATCCCAGCACGGGGTCAAAGAACCGCGTTCTTGTCTGGGCAGACGGCACATTAATTGCTGATTATTACATCACCTTCGATAGCAGTACAAACACGTATACCCAAGAGGTAACCACTCCTTCCGGCATATCAGACGCAACGTTGTACGAGCCGGTGATGCGCTTGCCTGCCGCAATCGGATCAGAGTGGGAGGTAGAGATACGCGGCGTCGTCGCTATTGATGAAGTTTGTTTGGCCCAGAGCATGGATGAGATTAGGCAGACATGACGACTGGTGACGGACGCCGCAATCCGCGATCTACTACCGCGACGAAAGTCCCCGGTATCCCGAAGATTCCTACGAAAATCTCTGCAGAGTTGCGTCAGTATCTTACGTCCCTCGGGGAAGCGCTTGAAATTCGTCTTGGTCGTAAAGGTGACCCACGAGACCGTGCCGTTACGCTCCGCGAACTCACCGACGGCGGTTTAAGCGGAGTAAAGCTGCGCGTTGGCACAGTAGTAACTACTACTGGTCCACAAAACGATCCGAATGCAGAAGCTCCAGTTGCACCTACTGGTTTTCTTGTAACCGGAGGTTTTTCCTACATATCATTAAGGTGGAATTGGCCGGGACAGTCTTACTCAGGTCATTCTCTAACAGAAATATGGCGTAATACAGTAGACGATAGAACCGAAGCAGGTGGTAATCAAAGAATAGGTATATCACCTGGCACTACTTTTATTGATCGTGTAGGCAGCGACGCAAGTTTTTATTACTGGATTCGGCACGTAAATGTAAACGGCCAAGCAGGCCCATTTAACGCTGTAGCTGGAACGTTAGGTGAGACACAGCCTGACGTTACTTATCTTTTAAATTTGCTTGCTGGCTCAATAGGAGAGAGTGAGTTAAATCAAGCGTTAACAACTACTATTGATGATATTGAGACAACTGTCGCTGACCTTGAAACAACTTTTGGGTCAACGTCATCAGCTGCGGCATCTGCGTTAGCGGCTCAAAACTCCGCTACTGCAGCAGCAGCTGATGCAGCAGCTACTGCTGCTGATGCGCTGGCTACAGCAGCAGACGTGTTAGCTACAGCAGCTGATGTACTTGCTGCCGGTGGTAGTGCGTCTCTTGCAGCGACTAGTGCTACAAATGCGGCGTCTTCTGCAAACACAGCAAATACGGCTGCATCTAACGCATCTTCAAGCGAAACTAGCGCTGCGGGTAGCGCTTCTAATGCAGCAGGTAGCGCATCTGCAGCGGCTACTAGTGCTACAAATGCGGCCAATAGTGCGAGTCTTGCAAGCGCATCAGAAGGAAATGCATATACTTCAGAACAAGCTGCGGCTGCAAGCGAGTCTAATGCGGCTGGTAGCGAGTCTAATGCTGCATTATCAGCAACAGCAGCTGCTGGCAGCGCAAGCAACGCAAGTCAATCCGCTGCGAATGCAGCTTCTAGTGCAACTCAAGCAGCTACAAGTGAGTCCAATGCTGCTGGTAGCGCGAGTTCAGCTTCTAGTTCAGCTACAAATGCGGCAGCGAGTGAAAGCAACGCTAGTCAATCCGAGGCCAATGCAGCTTCAAGCGAAACCAGTGCCGCTACAAGTGAATCAAATGCAGCGGGCAGCGCGTCTGGTGCAGCTACTAGTGCTACAAATGCGGCTGCTAGCGCAAATGCAGCAAATACAAGCGCTGGTAATGCAGCAACAAGTGAAACTGCTGCAGCCGGTAGTGCTACAAACGCAGCAGGTAGCGCTTCTATTGCCCAAAGTGAATCATCAAATGCAGCGAGTAGCGCGACACAAGCTGCTGGCAGCGCGACCGCAGCGCAAACAAGCGCTAGTGGAGCTGCTTCTTCAGCTAGCGCTGCGGCAGCATCGGCTACTGCCTCCGCGTACAATTTTAATCAGATTACTGCCCGATTAGATGACGTATCGGGCAATTCGTCAGGTGTCACTATAGAGGAAGCGTATCAAGTAACGGCGACTAATCAAGACGACATAACAGATCTTGAAGGTCAGTACACAATTAAAATTGATACCGGGGGTACTGTTGCTGGTTTTGGGTTAGCAAGTTCTTCAAATACATTCAGCGGCTCTAGTTCTGAATTTTATGTTCGCGCAGACCGGTTTGCTGTTTTACCTGCGACAACAGTTTCAAATGGATCTTTCCCGACTACTAATCTTTACGCCGGGCGTACTGTATATCGTAGCGATTTAGACGAGACTTATTATTACGACGCAGATAATACTCAGTGGAGTACAACATTAACTCATTTACCGTTTGCGGTTATAACTAGTCCAACAACGCTGCAAGGCGAAACAGTGCCTGCCGGTGTTTATATTGACACTGCTTTTATGAATAAAGGCCGTGTCCTTGACCTAATTGCAGGCAGCGTTGTTGCTGATTTTATAACAGCGACAGCAGCTCTAACCGCGCCAAATATCTTTGGCGGCACATTTAACATGGGGCAAATCAGTTACAACAATAGTACTGATCCCCGTGATTGGACTATTACTAATAGTAATACACGCGCTAGTAATTTCTCTGTCGATGCACTCGGCGTGATGCATGCCAACTCTGCTGTGATGGAAGGCGTTACGATCAAGGCTCCTGACGGTACGGTGCTTGTTGACGCAGGTGGCATGACCGGGAGCAGCGGCGGTAATCTTGTTTATAACGCGAATTTTAGACGTGGTGAGCTTACTTTTAACGAAAACACGTCGACGTGGACAGAAGACACAGCAGATATTGATGGATTTGTTAGCTATAGCGGCACGGTATTAGAGCGAAATGACCTTGGCTACATACGTGCTGGTGATAATTCAACTGGCACTGGGTATGTCCGCTCTAATACGCAGCGTTTTCCAGTAGTGCCGGGAGAAAAACTATACGTTTATGCACAGACGAGTACTTTAACTGGGCTGTGGATGGCAGTTACGTTTTACTCTCATTCAGATGGCACATCGACAACTGGGTCTGTGGGGACCGTTTCCGCGTCAAATTCAAATGGTGACTTTGACTCCGAAGCGATTACTGCGGGTGGGAATAATCGACAGTCGTCTATTGCAGCGATAACAGTCCCAGCTTCTGCTGAGTATGGGGAAATTAGATTCGGTTCTAATACGGGTGATTACGTCTATTACTACAATGTAGGTGTATCACGAACCCCGCCGCAGATTACACCTAAGTATGTGTCTACATATATTCGTGATCTTTCGGTCGATACACTTCAGATTGCGGGCAATGCTGTCACCGTTCCTATCGGTGTTGATGATATTAATGTTGGTGACTGGGTAGCGTATTCCGGCACTACTTCTGATACTGCTATTGGCACTAACTGGGGGCTTGCGGCGCACACTGGGAGCGCAGGTGGACAAACAGCGGTTCCTCTGAGCTGGGATGATGCTGACAAAGCTCCCGAGGCGATTAATCTTATAGCCTGCATTAATGTTCTTGGTCAGTCCGGTAGCGCTCATAAAACTGTGCGCGTCCGTTTGATTCGGTCAACCAGCCCTACGTTTTCTTCTAATGTGATTCAGGTTCAGCAGGTGGGGGGGTCGCAACGCACGGATTTCAGTGCGACTTATTCGCTGAATGCCACTATCGACGTGTCGTCTGCGAATCTTCAGCCAAACACAAACTATTACTTTGGCTTGCAAGTTCACGCAAATGATCAGGTAAACAGCACTGCGCCTTATAAGATAGGGGCTAATGGTTTGACGGTATTGGCGGCTAAGAAATGAGCACATTAATTTCATTTGATAGTCAGGGAAAAATTATAGGTCGCACAAGTGCACCCGCAGCGATGGTTGAACGGGCGGCAGAAGGGTCCGATTTTGCGATTGCCGTAGATGGCATTTTTGCAACAGAGCAGGCTCCTTACGTTGAAGACGGTGCTTTGGTAGAAAAGCCAGATCGCCCAACTGACGAGCATATCTTTAATTACGCCACGAAACAGTGGGTTTATGACCTGACCAATCATCGGCTACAGAAATGGGCTGAGATTAAAGCGGCTCGTGACACTGAAGAATTCAGCACTTTTACATGGAGCACGCACACGTTTCAGTGTGATGAAACAAGTCAACGCCGCATACAAGGCGCTGTTCAGTTAGCTCAGCTTGACTCTACTACTACCCTGGATTGGACATTAGCAGACAACACAGTACAGACATTTAACGCGACGGAGCTGCAGCAGATAGGGCAGGCGCTTGCAGCACACGTCAACGCATGTCACGTCAAATCCCGTACAAAACGTGGGGAAATAGACGCTGCAACGACTCAAACTGCGCTCGACGCAATTACTTGGTGAGGTGAGAAATGCATAAGGGTAAACAGTGTTACATTAACGAAAAGCCCGGCAAGAAGCAGAAGATGCCGAAATCTAAACCTGCTCGTGGGTATACAAAAAAGAAGAGCAAGAATTAGGTACAGTTTTGGGTACAGTTGAAGTCAAAAAGTGTCTAAATAAGACCTATATTCCTGTCTAGTAGATGCTACTAAAACCAAGAAAGTCTAACTAAATCAGTTGATTACGATCTGATTCCGACCCGAGCCTCCACAAAAAACGGCCTTTGTAAGTGCCTGTTTTTGTTGATATTAAAAAATCGCTGTTGTAATTTCTATCAAAAGGTACAATTTAGGTACAGTTGATAGGAGCCAAGATGGCGTCGATACAGCAAAGAGGCGATAAGTGGCGGGCGGTTGTTAGGAAAGCAGGATATCCAACGACTGTCCAAACATTTGACACTAAAACTGAAGCCAGACAGTGGGCAAAGCGGACGGAAGCAGACATTGAGTCCGGCGCTTTGTTGGCACGCAAGCGACAATCACAAAAGAAAACTACGTTTGGCGACCTGATTGATCGTTACATTGAAGAAGTCCATCCGCTCAACAATTTCTGCGAATCCAAAATTGCTACTTACCGGCTGACGCAACGCGACATCGGGCACTACAAGCTGCATGAGATTACGATTGAAAAAGTCTTGGACTATGGGCGGCAACGTAGGCTTGGTACAGACGACAGGAAAGGTGTAGCACGAAGCACGCTTAATACTCAGCTGCAGTATATGGCGGAGCTTGTTGAGTTTGCTCGCATCTCATGGGACATGCCATTTGAAACAAACCCTGTGAGAGACGCGCGCTACGCGCTTGCAAAGATGAAGTTGGTGGGTCCGAGTCGCAAGCGTGCACGTAGGCTTGCTTCTGGCGAGTACGAAAAACTTATGGAAGCGTCAAAAGGACACTGGATCTCACACTTTATTGTTATTGCTGTGCACAACGCTATGCGTCTTGGGGAGATACACCGGCAGACTTGGGAAGATGTGGACTTTGACAATCGCACACTAACTATCCGAGACCGCAAAGATCCTCATGAGAAAGAAGGCAACGATGAAACAATCCCCATGCTCCATGAGACATGGACCCTGCTTCATGGTTTATGGTTGTGCAGCAAGCAGCGGGGCAGGGTGTTTTGTCAGGTGGCTACAGCGGGTGCTGTGTCAGACAAGTTTGCAGACGTTGCCCAGTTAGCCGGATGTCCTGATCTGCGTTTTCATGATCTTAGACACGAGGCATGTAGCCGTTTGTTTGAGCAAGGGCTTTCAATAGAACAGGTAGCCTTGGTATCCGGTCATAAGTCATGGGACACCTTGAAGCGCTACACGCAGCTGAAACCTGGAGAGGTGTTGGCTGTTATAGAGGGTAATTAATGACTTTTGATTCAAGGTAAGCAGCAACTTCGGGCGTGGGAAATAAATATTTTTTACCGTTTTTGATATAAGGCAGCGTTAATTTACCGCGCGCTGCCTGTTTGTAAATTGCATCCTTTTGTACTTTGAGAAGGTCTGCCATTTCACAGAGGTCCATAAACGGACCATACTTTTCAAGAAGTATCTGTTCCATCGTGGAAGGTTCCTAAGAGTCGATTTAAATACCACCTTGCCTTTTCAAGGTCTTGTATTGGTTTGCCTTTGTATTGATATCGCCAAAGATATTTAAGGCAATTTCCTTTGAGGTAACCCTGAAATTCGTCTCGAGACATTGATGCTTGGATTGCTGCAATACATTCAATGTTGCCGCTGTTGTAATGACTTGGTTTGTTTACCTCGTCTTGAATATTACCTTGACTAATATCGTTTTTCATCATTAATCTCAAATAAAACTGTTTTTTTGCTCAATTAATTACATAAGTTAAAAGTGGCAAGAGTTTTGCTTCTAATGTGTTGGAAGGAGGGCAATTTGGTATGGCTATTACTTCGAGCGTATCGTAATTTTTACGTTTGATGATATACCACTCGGGTGTTCTACCGGGTGTGAGTCGAGGTTTTTCAAGTTTTAGCATATTGGAACACAAGACCATTTGACCGCTATACCCAATAGGTCGCAGGTCTTTTTCCAGACGAATAGCGCAAACAGCTTTGTTATTTTCTTCGCAGACTGTAGTAATAATACGTCTTCTATAAGCTATTTCGTGGAAGTTTGGGGGTGTTTTTGGGTAGACATACAGCACGGGGACGCGAATGCGTTGCGCTTCTATTGGTTTAAAATCTGGATCGATTTCTAAAGGGTCGACTTCGAGGAAATTAGCAAGCTTAGCAACGGCTTCAGCGTGCAGTTCAGTCATGTTGTTTAGATACTGACTAAACGCTCCTTGTGTCCAGCCTAATGCAACAGCTGCTTGGGTTTGGTTTATTTCTAGTTGATGCTTTTTTTGATCCCATATACGTCTCAGATTTTGTACCGCTTTGGGCAATTGTCCGCCCATGTTGCTATCCTCCTGATAAGCAGTGTTTCGTTATTAGCGCCGCTAACTCTTTGAAATTATAAGAGTTTGGCACAAGCTTATCTTGTGTTGATGTTGTTGTGATGTTGGGTCCGTAAAAAACTTGCGCTGACTGCGCCCACCCCACAACCAGGAGAGTAGTTTGTCCGTACAAAGCAACTTTTGTCAACCAAATTTGCTGTAATTTGGATAAGCCAAAGGTGACCATTGTTGTTTTGCGTTTGGGTAGTTTTATGTACTTGTACTCAACCCACAAAGAACCGGCGGGTCCACAGTAGAAAGCATCAGGGACGCCGCCGGTATAGGTATCGTGGATTTTCCAGCGATACACTTCAGGTGAAAGATGCCGATGCACGGCTTTAATAAAGCCGTGCTCGTTCAATCAAACCTACTTATCGAAAGGCACGTTTGCATACTCTTCGTATACATCCCCTGCTTTTTCGTAGGCTTCTTTTGTGGCCCAACCCAGCTTGTTAATAGTGATGTTCTGGTAGCTTGAGCCACCTGCTTTAGATGTCTTCAGCTCAGAACCCACTTCCCAAACTGTAGCAAAGCGGTCGCCACCAATGTTGCGGAGATTTGTGTTCCACAGCTTTGAGGTTTTGGCTTTGCTTTTGTTAAGGTGAAACATAACTGGCTGGTCCGCGACTTCACCTGTTTTTGGGTCAATAGTTAGTACCATGTGCGCGTGATTCTCATATATCTCGTAGTTTTGCTTGTTAGCATCTTCGTGATTCTTGAGGTGC